GACGAGTTGGCTGCAGTCGCGGCGATGAATGCCGTCGAGTTGCTGTTCTGCGCGTAGCGGACTGAGGTAGACAGAGTGCCAGTTCCGGAGGTAGTTCCGGTCGTGAGCACACGGTGAACCAATGTGTCGGCATGCAACGCATGATCTTCCGCCAATTGAGTCGTGGCCTGTGCCATGGAATCAAACAAGTTTGTGGCTTGCAAGATATCAGACAGCTTGACCAAGCTGGCAAACTGCTGGAGGGTCGCACCGACAGTCGACAGGGTCAACTGACGTTCGTTCGATCCAGGGTTTGTGCCTTCCGACGTTACTTCGATGATCGAGCTAATGCTCGGGTTGTCATAACGGAAGAAGCGAATCTGCTTGTTGCCGTTCTTCCGGGGAAGAGCGGCTTTCATTCCGAATTGTTCCATCTGCAAGATGGGCAATTGACGTTGGAGTAACTCTTTCGAGAAGTACTCCTGGTAGGCCGCTGCGAGCGAGCCAGAGGTTACTAGTGCCATATAATTTTATCTCCTGTTGTCTAAACCTTAGTTAGCGTCGTCAAATTCCATCGCCATTCGGCGAAGTTCGGCACCTTGTTCTGCAGTGGATAAATCCTTAAACTGCTTCTTGGGCGCCGGGGTTGACGGTGAACCAACTCCAGGTTGTAAACGTTTTTTGAACTCCGCGTTTTCTTTGCGGAGCTTTTCGACTTCATCTGCTAATCCGGTTGAGTTATCCGTTTTAAGAGCAAGCTGTGCGATCTCGACCGCATCGACGATGCCGTCAGGATACTGGCGAAGGACTGCTTTCGAGTTAAGTAATTCTGCTACTTTTTTATGCAGGCTTGAATTTGAATCTTTCAGATCTGGATGCTTATCAACTAATCTATTCAGATTCTCGTTCCAAGCCTTCTCGCCCATCTCCTTAACTTTTCTCTCTTGAGATTGTATTTCGTACCTCTCAACCTCTTGAGCTCTCTTATCGGCCTGCTCGGCTAGATCTTCTCGACCCTCTTCCCGGAACTGCTTCGCAGCGTTTCGGTAGTCGGTCGCGTCGAACTTGCCTGCTGGTCTCTCCTGGTCTGCCTTCCGTGCCTCTTCGCGTTCGCGCATGAATTCCTGGCGCTCACGTTCCAAGCGTTCCTTTTCGGCCTTAGACTCCGCCTTAGCTTGCTGAATGGCATCCCATTCTTTCTGCTGACGGTTCTTTAGCTTCTCGTACTTGCTGGGTTCCTTGGCCTTGTCGGATGACTCAACCGGACTCTCAGACTCTGTCGTTGTTAAAGAACTATCACCTTTTTTGTCTACGACTTCGGTCGCAGAAGGCGAATTTTCTGTTTTAGGTTCTGTCGTCGACGTGGGGTTCGACTCGGTCTTCTCCACTGGTTCCGACGTTGGCGTCGCTTCCGGTTTTGCTTCCACTCTATCTGGAGGGATAATCCCATCCTCAATCATGGCCGCTCTGCGTAACGACTCCGCTGTCAGTTCTATTCCATTACCCATGCTAACCCCTTTACTCCAGCCCCGAGACGGTTAACGATCTCAGGCGGGATTGTGACTAGTCTTTGTACTCCGCGGGTAACCTCTAGTCGTCTGCCCCTCCCGCGGGATGAGTGGCATCAATTCCAAGGGAATCGATTACTGCCACTGCAGATCGGAAACCTATTGCGAATCCACACGCTGTCAAGTCGCCTTTTTGAACTGCGCTAGAATCCTGTCGAATTGTCATGTTTCTAAGGATCGCCGCGAACCTGACCCCATGCTCGGATCTCATAAAACTTCCTAGGGCCCTGGCGTCGTCCCCGGTCCATTCCGGCTCGTCGACCCACTTGGTAAAGCGTATAAAGTTTAGAATTGCCCTTAGTCTTGTCATAGAATGCTTTCCGTCGAAAAACACAAGTTGTATACGTTCTCAAACTTGGGCTCCTCGTCCATTGGTAGTTCTTTCGGCTCCTGACCTTCAATCAACCAACATCTGTATCCAATCTTTCCCATGACTTCTCGGACGTCGCGGTAGCTGTGCCCCATTTGAGCCAACCCAAAATTGTTTATCTCAAGCGCTACGATTGGAAGATTCTTTTTGAGAAGCTCAATCATTCCGTTTAACGCCAGAACCTCTGCTCCCTCAACGTCCATCTTAATAAAATGAACCTTATCAAAAGAATCATAATGATCCAGGGCTATTGAATAGGAGACCATCTTTTGTGGCGAGACCCTGCTCTTCTCGTTAAAACTATGCTTCCCACAATCCCATAGAGAATGCCCACCGTCGTTATCCTGGTTAACCCAAAAGTATATTGGTTTTGAGTCGTCGGACACGGCCCAATTGTGGGGCCTTATGTTCTTAAAGTCGTTCAGTCCGGCATTCGTCATAAGCCTTGAATAGTTTTCTGGATTCATCTCAAACGAATAGACCGATCCGGATTCTCCGACCAGCTTGGCTGCGATCATGCTGAAGAATCCAACGTGGGCACCAATATCAAGAAACGTATCTCCGCGCTTTAGCTTTCTAAGAATGAGCGCGAACAGCGCGCCCTCGTATGCGATGCCCTTTTCTAGGTGCGAACCAATATATTTCTGGCTCGTCTTTGAGTAATCTAAAACTATCTTAACAGGACCGTCGGAAACCCCTGGGAGGTCAATATTGAATATCTTGGACGGTTCGCTCACACCATCGGTTGTTGCATGTTTCCTGGCATCTGTCCAGCCATTTCCGGGGGTGGTAGTTGCCCCTGCGCGCCTTGCAGTTGTTCCTGCTGTTGCTGTTTTGCCCTATTCATTTTCTTGAGCTCGGCAGTAATCGCCCTGGCAGTGTTCGGATCGATCTGTTCCAGCGCTTGCAAGTGCTGATCCAGGTGCTGACCAATCGCCTGTGCTGTAGCCTGGTCAACCTGGCGGAATCCTTTTTCGGCCGCTTGCTGGAAGTCAAAGATGATCTCAAGATGGGCCCGGTGATCGTCGGTCGGCTTGATTGCAATCGGGAACGCGGTCGTCATCATCGCGGCGAGTTCCTTCGCCTGCTCTTCTCTCTGCTCCTGCTGGTTCATCATCGGGTCCTGGACCAAACGACGTACCAGGCTCGGATCGTCGAGCTCGAGCACAGACTTAACAAGTTCAGCCTGGTTAATGAACGGAGACTGACCGAGCAACTGCATCCGGGCTACTGCCTTCTGAAGCTGGAACTGGCGAGTCTGGAAATCGTACCCACCCTTGGGCATGATCGAATACTGTTCGTGCAATGCTTCCGGCGGGACGGTCCCGGTATCTTCTGCATATCGGAAGTTTAGATCCTTCTTGTCGTACTGCAGATAGATCGACCAGCACTGACGGAACAGGCGACCAAGCGACATGCGGAAAAGACGGTTGCGTAAATCAGCACCCGCGGACCCGGTGTTCACCAACGCTTGAATTTCAGTTGCTGTTTTTCTGGAGCTACCAGGTTCCGCGGGATTGTTGCCGACCCCGAAGTCGATCGTTCCGACTCTCTGCTCTGCCTCTGCACGTTCGTCGTACATGACTCGCATGAAGTCCATCGGAGGGGTCGTCATCTGCACAGGCTTAATGCCCTGGGGCAGGATCTGCCCGGGTTGCATCTTGAGATTCGCCATGTTGAGAGAGACAGGATTGTCGGCCTGGAATAGCGGACGGTTCGCCAGTTCCAGGAAGTCGAGCATGGAGTTCTTCAGCTTCGCCAGGGTCATCTCATTCGCAGCCAGGATCTCGGCGACCCCGCGTGACGAATAGAATCCACCGTTGGTCAACTCATAGCTAAACTCTGTGAACGGACACTGCTTGTGCTTGTAGGGAAGAACGAAGTCTTCACGCACAGGCTCCATGGTTGCTAGGGGCGAGTATGTGCAAACATTCCACTCGTCGTCTTCGTTCCTGGTGTAGATCTCCCAAAGGATGATTCGGTCCGGGCGAGAGTCGTAGGTGATGCCTTCACGTTGGTAAACGGCTTGTTCTTTTTCGGTATTGATGCCCTCGAACTTGGTCCCGCGTCCTGCGATTCTTTTGATGAAGTCCTCGTCCTGGTTGTAGGCCGCGACGCGCTTGTACTGGTCAACTGACAGGACCATGACGTGGCAAAGGTAGTCAGCGTCGTCTAGGGCAA